TGCCCTCTGGATATTTATAGTATGTCATAACTATATTAGATATTCCACTTGTAGGAAATATCTGAATATCATCAGAAACTAATGCTACAGGTGCTGAAGTTGATGGTGCAGATAAATCAGATGCTGTTATATAATCAATTTTAGCCTCATCATATATTATATCAACTGAAACATCAGGTGATAGACCTGATGTCTTTATAGATATAATTCTAGCCAAATCATCAGGCTTAGATGCTGTTCCTGTACTAACACTTATGTTAGGTGATGTCTTAGAGAAAAATGATAAATCCTCTTGTATTCTTTTTAAGTATGACTTATCTCCACCTGCATCAACATTTCTTCTTCTAAATGTTTGCGCCTTTACGGTTTCATTGAATAAATCATTAAACACTTTGTTCTGAGCTAAAGAAGTAAAGCTGTTAAAAACAGAAGGTGTTATAAAACCACGCTCATCTTTATTAGCTAAATTTTTTAGTGTTGTATAAACTTCGTTTACAGATGCCATAATAATTCTATTCTATTCACAAAGATACAAAAAAGAAGGGGCTGCTTTTGGCAACCCCTTCATCTTATTGATTTATGATTCTATTTTAAATATTAGATAACTGTCTTTCTATTTCTTCTAAAACCATGCTTCCCTTTTCAGACAAACAGAATCTAGTAGCGATATCTAAAGTATCTTTTCCAGCAGGAGTAGATACAATTAATTTATTAGAGTCATACCAGAATAATCCGCTTTCTTTATTATTAAGAATTTGGAAGTCTATAGCACTCATTATTGTGCTTCTAACCTGAACAGAAGGATTATCAAACATAGACATAAAGTTCTTAGGATTTGCCTTTGCATGAGTAAGTAATTCACGCTTAATCTCTATGTTTTTTTGATTAACATCTATATTCAAGAACAAAGCTATTGGAAGAAGTTCGTCAATAGATTTATCACGAACCATAGCAACAGCATCTACAACTGCAAATTCTGTTTCTATTTCTACTTCTGCTTTCTTAGCTGTATCTACCATATGAAATACACCTCCACCATTAGCTGTATTATCTGGATGTTTATCTAGATATTTTTTTAGGTTTGGTTTATCATAAGGAACTGTAATATTTTTCTTTCTGAAGACAATTTGTTCTCTTATTATATTTTCACTTTGTTCATCAGCCCATACTGACATTTCATTTGGAGAATATCTAAGCTGTCTTACAGTTTGAGTTTCTTCATCAAAAACAGTAATATTATTCTGTCTTAATTTAAACCAAATACCACCACCTTTTAGCACAGTGTACATACTTGGTTTTCTTTCTGATTGTTCTCTTTTGATTTTTGATTGCACCGATTTAGATTTAACGGGTGCTGATTTAGGGGTAGCCTTTGGTGCTGCTTTTGCAGCAGGCTTCTTAGCTGTTGTTGCCATTTTGTATATGTATTAAATAAAATTAAAAAAATAAAAAAAGGGGAGGGGCTCACACCCCTCTCCTTTAGTCTAGTTATGAACCACTTCCTTTGATAATCAAGTGCTGATTAGCAGCACGAGTAATCAAGTTACACTCAGAACGGTAGTGGAATTCTACGTTGTCCTTAGTAGCATTAGCTGCTCCTAGAACAGAACCTACCATCCAGTGCTCCATCTCACGAGAGTATCCTCCTACGTTCTTGTAGTTCATCTCCAATGCAGGTGATTTTATACCTGTTTTTGGGTCAGCTACTTGTGCCATAGGTACAGCTACACCGTGGAAAGATGATGCATCATTTACCGCTAACAATGTTGGGTCATTTAATAATTTAAATGATTGCTTGTGGAAAGTGTATCCACCACGGTTAAATGAACGGAATCCTAATGCGATTGCTTTGTCCATATCATTGCTGAATGAACCAAATTTAGCAGCACCATTAGTTGGAGTTCCACCGACATTTGCAACAAGGTCATCGAATTTTAAGTCTTGCGCTCTATCAACGTATAGTGCATATTCTGATGCTCCACCTTCTTTGTCAAATACCTTAACAATTTCATCTAAATCAGCAAGATTATCTACAGTACCAGACTGAACCAAACCTCTATCTTCGATAGCTGAGAAGTAACCTTCAGAACCTTCGATGTTACTAATATTACCAGTATTTGTTATACGAGTACCTAATAACATCATCATCTCTCTCTTGTCCATGAAACGCTGACGAGTGTCTGCTTCATTTTTCATGTACCAACGGTATTCACCGCCACCCATATCAATCCAGCCAATATTAGTAGCCTGAGAACCAGACACAGTGTAAGCCTCTTTGATAATCATGTAAGGGTTTTGACGAAGAGTAATACCACTTTCAATAAACTCTGTTGGTTGGTCAGTACCTTCAGCATATAAATTACCAACTATTGGAAGTTCATATGAAGATGTTCCTGCAAATGCAGTGAAAGTAGTTAAAGCACTCAATGTAATGTTAGTACTAGAGATATTTGTTACCATCGCTCTATCAGTACCATCAACCAATACTATGTCATTTAGACGTACAACAATGTCATCTGTTGATGCAGCTACCACAGTACATGTAGTATCTCCAGCACCAATAGTAGGACAGCTACAAGATTGAGTTGGGTGTAAACGAGTTTCTTCCCAGTATTGTACTTTATCAGCAGCACCATTAGCTTTTACTGCTCCTACCATTTGTAGAAACCCCGTGATGCCTTGTGCACCAAAAGTTTTTACAAGAGTATCTCTATTGTCAGGTTTGTTTACAATGTCATATAGAGATACATAGTTACCAGCAGAGATTGCTCTCTTGCTAGCTCCTTGTCCTTGCTGACCGTTAGTCAGCGTTAGTGTTGGGTCTGTAGTTGCCCCAAAGGTCAAATCAGCATGACCCGTAATCGTAGATTTAGCCATTTTTTATAACTTTTAAATTTTAAACGTAAGTTTATTATCATTCATTCCTAGAGCTATTCGAGCTTGTTCTTCAACACTTAATGAATTAGACTGACCTGTGTTGTTCATTTGGCTTGGGTCTGTATACTGCACATTAGCAGCTTTATTTACCAATCCTTTTTGACCATCACCAAGACCTTGAGAATATGCTGACTTAACTATCGTTTCGATATTGTCTAGAACAGCTTGATGCATGTTCCATTTTTCAAAATCCCATTGACCTGAATTATCCATATAAGAGGTGAAGAAATCCTCAATTTGCCCATTCTTAGACTTAAGCTGAGACTTGTAGTTATCTTCCAATCCAAAAGTAAACGACTTATCTTTTCCTAGCTCAAACTCAATACCTTCTAAGGCATCAACTTCAGCAGACATGTTGTTTAACCAGTCTTCATCTACGATTCCCTGATATTCCTCATCTGCTTGCTCCTGTTTAACAGGTGCAGCAAACTTAGAACGCAAGCCTTCAATCTCTTGTCTAGCTTTGTCTGCATCCATTTTTAATTGAATCTGTGATAAACGAACTTCATTATCTTCGTATAAATCTTCGTCAAGCTTATACTTATTGTCGATAAGTAGTTTTACATCAGAATCAGACAAGTCACCATATTGATTTTTGATTTGCATCTTCACTAAGCTTAAGTCATCCATTTCGGATGGGTTCATAGCTTGGTATGTAAACCAATCTTTAGGGTCACGACCTGTCTCATTAACAAAATCATTTATCGCAGAAACTCTTTCATCAATTTCTACAGACGTATTTTGAGTACTTTGAAATTCATCTAAACTTTTAACTTCTCTACCAAGCCTTTCGCTTAAAAATGAGAACATCGCAGTTTCGATTTCTTCCTCAGTAATCTCTTCTTCTTCTTGTAAAGAACTTTGAGGTATTTCTTCTACAGCTTCCTCTTGCTGTTGTATTTCCTCCACAGTTTCTTGAACAACTTCTTGCTCAACTTCTGCTTGCTGCTCTGGCTGTGTTTCAGCCTGAGCTTCTATAACTTCTTCAGTTTGTTCTGTTTGCTCATTTTCAGACACGGAAGCTCCCATGTTCTGAACCATTGCCTCTAACTCTTGGTTTAAACTACTGCTCATAATAAAATTTAATTATATTTATTTACAAAATTAAACAAAAAAAGGATACGTTTTACCGTATCCTTTTAATTCACTGCAACGTAAGTTACCTGTATTTTCTCACGATTCTTTTAATATCATCAGAATAACTAGCAAACTGCTTGCCTGCTTTTGTTGCTGCTTTCTTTTGTCTGATTGCTTTTTTGTATAGACCAGCTTTTTTAAGGGCTCTAACTGCTGCGGCAGGAAAATAAGGCTCTCCAGTTTTTAAGCTTTTCTTTCCACTAGCTGTTCTCCAGTTTTGTCTAGTCCAATCTCTTAGAGATTTTTGTGATTCTTTATGCCCAGCCATTAGTTTCTATAACCTCCTCCTGCGGCTTTATATTGTTTTGCAAGCATCTGAGCTTTACGTGCAGACCACTGACCAGCACGACCACCTTTAGTTCCAGCTAAAATTTTTCTAAATAAACGCTTACGCATTTCTGGTTTCGTATAGTTACCAGCTTTGTTTACTGTTGATTTTTTCTTTTTTCTTTTAGCTTTCATTGTTTTATATTTTAACTTCCGCAAGCTTCGCAGTCATCAGGGCTGTCTATATTACAAATTGGTTGTTCAGTTTCAGTTAGCATATCTACAAAGTCTTGAAAATCGTCAGTCATTTTTTATGTTTTTTGGTTAAAGAAAAGAATAACGAATATACTAATTATCTTCCTTGTCCTTTGTAGCTCTTTTTATAATTACGACTAGACTTGTTACTGCTATTTTTTTTACTGTGCTTACGTCTTTTTTTACTTTTTGAATAATATAATGAAATAGTATTTTTTGCCATTTTATCTAAACTGATAATTAATACCTGCTCTTACACCAAACACTCTTCTGTCCCAATATTTAGTTAACTCACCCTCAGCGAATAGTCCCCAATTTCTTCCAAGCTTCCATCCTAATACAGCACCTGCTGTGTAGTCAAACCATTGATTACCATCTACATAATTTTTATAGGAAAAATGTTCCTCACCTACCATATGTCTATGTGCAAACAGAAGATTACCCCAAGTGTGTATCCAGAACTTATCAGTATAATGATAGTAATCTATTCCTGCTATAGCTGACAAAGAGCCTAGATAACCAATGCTATCCAATACCATATTATTATATCTACGCATTAAATCTGGAAAAACGTGTCTTCTAAAATCTTCATCGCTGGATGCAATCTCTCTTCCTTCGGCATCTTCCCAATACCAATCATAATCGTCAATACTATCGTTGAGGTCACTATCTATACCGTACATAAAGTCTGTAAAGCCTCTGCTGTAAGCAAAGAAAAACCAAGCAGTAGTATCTAGTAACTCTTCTATTGGATTGTATCCGTATGGCTTATTCTGTCTAGCTGCTAACCCAAGACTAAAATCCAAGTTACCGATATGTGCTCTAAGTCTAGCATCTACTTGAGCATATTTTAAATTAACAAGACCTTGATTGTAGTAATCTCCTTTGACCATCCAGTGTTTAGCCATATGCCTAAAGAAGTATCTTTCATTTTCATACTCTCTACCTTGCTGCCTACCCTTATCAAACTGAAATAAATATTCTAATCCCTTTACTGCACCAACTGTTGCTGAGGTGGAAAGACTGTGTTCAGTCTGTCCATCGTAAAATCTGTTTTGTCTATTTTCATAATCAAACCTAGCAACCTTTCTTATACCTAGAGAAACTTTGTAATCGTATGGGTTTTCGACAGTAATGTCTTTTATCTCACCCATTTGATTTATATAATACTGTGTCCTAGCAGGGGCAGGAGTAGAGGCAAATCCACTAGTGTAAACTGTTGCGTATTTAAAAATACCCAAAGGGTCAGCTTGACTAAAAAGAATCTGTGGTAAAATTATAGCTATTATGACTAAAAATCGTTTCATTAGAATTTATTTGCGCCTGTTAGTTCATCTATGTATTCTTGTATTTCGTGATGAGTTATATCTAGCTTCATCATAATACCAGCTTCCCATCTTCTAACCTCTTCACCATCATTGTATAATATGATAGTGGGAACAGACTTTATTCTGTTTTCTGTTTTTAGCTCTGGCTGTTTATCTATCCATGCATTAAATATTCTAGCATCAGATAGTCTCTGTAAGTTTTTTACGCTATTGTTTTTGTTAAAATCAGCATTGTACTGAACTACTGCTAATCCTTTGCCCCAAGATTTTGAGGGTTTCGATGTATGAAGAGTTAACGATAATAATATGAATAATACAACAGACTTCATATCATTTCATTTCAAACAGTCTCTCTTCTATTTTGTCAAGTTGCTCTTTAATCTCTTCGACATCTTCTTGAGTATTCATAATGGTTTCTCTTACCAACTCATCTTTCAGGTCATACTCTGTTCTAGAAATAACTGGAGCTGGTAGCTCTTTAGCTTCTTTTATTCCAGCTTGCAAATCCCAGTAACCTAATACTACTACGCCTACACCTGCTACTATCATTCCGATAGTTTTAAGTGATAGCCCTACTACTGTGTCTTCAGATATTTCTTTTGCCATTTTACCACTTAACTAAGTTTGCCCAATAAGCAGCAGACATTTTGCCTTTTGCTATATTCTTTCTATGACGAGCTTTAAATGAAGCTCGTTTCTTTTTCATTTTTTCAGACTCTCCCTTTTTTGGTTTGCCTGCTGTTTTAGCACCTTGCTGTCCAAAGCGAATAAGTTTTATTTTATCTCCTGATTTAGCAACTACAACGTGTGATTTTGTAGGATGGTTAGGAGTACGTTTTGGTTTATTATAACCTGTTACTCCAGCCTTTACTAAACGAGGGTCTTTCTTCGCTTTCATTTCACAAAGATATAAAAAAAGGTCGCACGTAATTGCGACCTTTACTCTTCCTCTGAAAACCAGCTATCAGGAATACTAGATAGTGTGCTCATTAAAGACTCATATTCAGAGTGAGCTTTTATAGCATACTCCTTTCCATTTATATGTTGTATTACTACAGCCCATGTTTTAGTATGTACTCCATCGTATTCTTCTGATTCAGTGACGATAGTGTTATATTCTTCACACTGCTCTTTAGTTCCTTTGTAGTACATACTCTATCCTACGTAATAAGTTTTTAAATCTGTTTCTATAGCCACTCTAGAAGATTGAATAGAGTTATAAAATATCAATTCTTGAACATCTGAGTTAAGAAACAATGATGAACCTCCAGCTTGATTTCTACCTAACAATCTAAACGCACTCCAATCTCCTGATTTAGTGCCTGTCCCTACAGCACTTCCAGCATTAATAAATTGACTAACATTATTACTGCCATCTCTTTGAACAGCATATATAGCTCCTGTTCCATTAGTAAGAGCGCTAGATGCTGTAAGAGAGCCACCTCCACCAATTCTAACCTGAGTATCACCTCCTGATGTAATTCTTATCCTATCATTTTCATCTGAATTACTGTTAATTAAAACACCAGTGCTACTGCTAGTACCTTGATTTGACTCAATAGCAGAAACAAAGTACCAATCATTACTGCCTGTAATGGTAGTGCCAAAATCCATTTCATTAGTTTCTGATTTTAGAAAACGAAGAGCAGGCTTTCCCTGAGCACCTGCTGTAATTACAGAACCAGAATCAACTATTTGAGGTTGCTTAGAGGCAGTACTCTGATTGAATCTTCTACCATTCCCACTTTGGTCATGCCAATCTGTTACGAAGCCGCTATTGCTTCCACAGTGTGATAGTAATGCAGCAGTGTCTAGGTTTCCATTAGCATCAAATCCAATGTCTGCTGTAGTGTTTCCTCCACTTTCTCTAACAGTAATAGCAGCTCCAGAGTACGAGCCAGTAAGTCTTCTTAAAGAAACTGCTGCGGCTGCACTTGGATAAGTATCAAGCAGACCAATAAATGATTCGCCTTCAAACGCTTTTGTTACACCTAGACCTAGCCCTAACATTAAAATCTTGCTTTTCTGTATGCTAAAATTTTACCTGAGTCCACAGTAATAGAACTAAATGTTCCATATATAGTAAGACCTTTTGGAATAGTTACATTTGTTAAGCTGTCACCGTCAGATGCTGTAACATCAAGCTGAGAATCTTCTAATGCTGTAATAGCTATGTATGTATCAGCATTTATAGTTCCAGATGTTACATAGTCAAATCCAGCTTGTCCAAAAGACTGCATGTGGAAATCTCCTTGTCTAAATAATCTTTCACCCATTTTTTATATTTTTTACAAAGTTACTAATTAACTGATTAACATATCTACAACATCATCGCTATCATCTTCTTGTAACTCTCCTCTCTCTCCTTTTCTTTGAGATATTAATTTAGATTGTTCAATAGCTTGCTTTTTAACCCTATTGTCTTTTGCATCTTCTTTAGATTGTTCAAGACTTTTTCTAAAATCCATATCAGATTTTTTAGATACCATCTGGTTATCTATTTTAACTTTTTCAACTTCAGATTTAAGGTTATACTCAAGTTGCATTAGTGAAGCTTTAGCTTGTGCCTCTGCTTGTATTTCAGCAATTTTAGATTGAGTTTGTAATTGTATCTCTTGCATTTTTCCTTGAGAAGCAGCTTGAGCAGAAGATGTATTCATTTGAGCTTGCATCTGTGAGTTTTGTTGTGCTATCTCTTGTTGTAAACGCATACGTTTTTTACGTCTTATAATCAATAGCCTCTCTGCTTGGTCTACATCTTTAAGTTGTCTGATAGCTATAGCATCTTCAAGGTCTATCTCTCTTTGACCCAAAGCAACTTGTATGTTTTGCTCTAAGTAAGCTTTTTCAGTTTCATCCATTTCTGTCTGAATCTTAACTCCAAAGTTATACATAGGCAAATCTTCAAAAGAAGATAAAACTTCCATGTTAGTTTTACCAATAGCTTTTTCGTAAGCTTGAAATAAAACAGATTCTTTAGGAAGTATTTGAAGACATTTTACGATGTCTTCGCACACTTTACTATATAAGTAAATAGCTGAGTTTGTTATGTCGTATATAGCATTATTACCAGCCATAATAGCTTGTTGTCTAACACCCACTAATTGTTCTCCTTTAGGAGATGTTCCATCCATTACCTCATTTATCCCTGTTGTATCACGAATAAGGCGAAGATTATGATTATAAATAGCGATAAGCTCATTGATATTACGAATGCTATTATCCAAAGAGCGCACTGGCGGATTTTGGAATCCCCCTTCGGGATTCTTACTCCTGTAGTAGAATACACCTGTCTGTTCATATATATCATGTATATCTAATGGCTGTAGCTCTCCGCCTCTACCAAGCTGTACATTTTCTAATCCTTCAATGTCAACTATGATACCGTCTGGTTTTGCTTTAGCAATAGACTGTTGCAATTTTAAGTGAGATAGTTGCAACTGGTCTGCAAAGCCGATAACTGAACCCACAAGAGATTTAGGTATCATCCTCCTTATGTTAGTAGCAACAACAGAGTATGATAATCTACATTTACTTAAATCATGTATATTCTTAGGAACATTTGCTTTTTGACCATAATTAAAAATATAGTCTGTTCCCATTATGTAGCTTCCTCCAAATATGTTTTGCATACTCATATTAAAAGGCTTTCTATCATACACAGAGTCTTTTGGCATTTTGTATTCATGACCCTTGTAGTAGAAATTTATATTACCAAACTTAGACGTTTTTTCTTCAAACAAAACGTCATCTGTAGATAAGAATTCAAAATCCATTACCTCAATAAGAAACTCATCATACCCATAAGACATCTGGTCTAATGATTGGTCATAACTTTTTTGAGATAATTTAGAAGTTACATTTGAATACTTGCCTTTAACACTTGTTGCTATTTGTCTATACTGGTCTTCTGTAAAAGCATTACCAGCGATACGCTTGAGTTCGAGGATGCTAATTTTTCTGTGGTGTCCTGCATATATGAGGTCACTAAATGTAGGGTCTTCGGTGTAGCTATGATAGAAGTTTGACGGGTCAATGTATTCTTCTGTGATTCCATAGTTTGGGTCGTTGTTTCTTTTTACAACCCCCATACCACAAGAAACCAAATCGTTTACAACTCTTCGATATACTCGTTGGTCAAAGTCGTTCCACTCTAGTGTCATATTAGTACCAACTTGAGCTGCTATCTCAGCAGCAGTTTTGATACTAGTGTCCATAAAAATTTCAGCTTCTTCTGGAGTTTCTGGAACTTGTTCTAAATCTGTTTTTATATCAACACCAGATTGTTTTAGTTCACTTAAATAGTCTCTATTTTTAACCTCAAACATTTTTTTAGCTCGCTCTTTATCTTTATTAGTTTGAGATAAAGGGTCTATTGCCTGTATGTTTGGATAAGGTTTTCTAGATAAAATATTGTTTACTACAATCTTTACAAATTTAGGAACAATAGGAACTGGAGTAAAATCTAAATTTAACAGAGTTCCATCTCCATTATTAGGGTCTAGGGAGTTTAATATTTGTTTGTATATAGAAGTATCTTGTGTACCATTTGCGTAATCACGATTTGTCTCAAATGTTCTGTATCTTTTTTTATAAAGACTTCTTTCATCACTATGTGAACCCCACTGGTTCTGTATAGCTTTAGCGTATTTTAAGCCATAAGACTTAGAGAGTTTTTTTGAATAACTAGCAAATGGGTCTGGAAAGTTTCCATACTTTCCGTTTTTATTATCGTAATTGTACATAGCGTTTCGCAGAATACTTCCTTGCAAATATACGAAATTAAAAGACCGATTATTAACGTCTTATTTCTTTGGTATATCTGCGGAAAAACTGCCTATTATTAAATTTACTTTCTTCTTTTTTAACTACTGTTTTTTGTGCTGCAAGCAAAGCAAGACCAGAACTTATAGTAAGGTCATACTTTGTTCTATTATCTATTTTATATCCAATCCAATCTTCTAGAGTTCTATTAAAATACATATTGCCTAGCTCTCCTGTTTCTGAATTTATACCCACGTGTTCTTCTATGTAAGCTTCTATTGCTTGAGCGTGAGACTGAATAACATCTTGAGAGTTAGATGGTATGCCACGAGTCTTTACATTAGAACTTGAATTAGGAGTTTTTAAATGGTCAGGTCTACGCATCACATATTCATCGTACCCTCTAGATTCAAAATATCTTACAATACCATATTTATTATTTTCTATAAGAAGTGGATAGCCATAGAATACAGAAGCAAGCAAAACATCTTCATAAAATATTCTTGCTAAAGGAGGTCGAGAGGCATACTCGGCAACAAACATATTTGACGGTGCAGCCATATTAAATTTATTGTAGATATGACAAGCTCCTTTTGAACCTCTGTTGTCAGTTGTTGAATCTAAATCATAGCTATCAACTCCCCCTACACCAATATGCTCATTAGCTGGATATTTTTTACCATATCTAAATATATGTTTATTTCTTTCTTTAGGTTCTGGCATCCATGATATCCTCCACCTACCATTGCTATCAGGTGAAAATATAACTTCAGAATCTTCCACCCCATTCTTCCACATAAAGTTTCCAACAACAACAGGATTTGGATATAACTCTTGATTATGTTCAACTTGTTCATATATCTTCCCTATGTTAAATGTAGACCCTTGAATACTATCACGCATAGATTCATCTACAGTAAAAGGAAACTGACGAATAAACTCATTAAGCTCACGAGCATCATGCTTCAAAGCATCTCTTTCATTTTTTAAATAACTCTTAGCACCAATATCTACATAATCTCCATCAATGGTTTTTACAGGTTTTTCTGGATTGCTTATAATAGGATTACCATGCTCATCAAAAAAACCTTCTAGTGCTTCATACGCAGGAATAAACAATCTATATAATCCAGTTTTTGTTCTTCCGTTTGCATTTCTATCATCAGGGTCTGAGTCCCTCCAAAGTTCTTTGTATTGTCTTCCACCTTTTTCCATTGGATTTACAGTAGAACCAACAAGAGCTTTTCCTATAATCCTTCTACCAACAATAAGACAGGTTCTTTCAATACGCCACGCTTCTCGTATATCAGTAGGCTTTTCCCATTTACCTGCTTCATCCAAATACATGATATGGAGTTTTTCTCCATCATAGGCATTGTTGGTAGTATTCTTCCAGTTAATGATTGTATTAAGTGCTTCACCTTTATTTGATGTCTTATTGTTTTTTGTAATCCTTTTACTAGGCTCTCTAAATGCAAGCTCCATACGAGGATTGGTTGTACCATCCTGTATGGGCTTAAAGAAAAAAGGATAGCTCTTGAACATAGGAACTACCTTTTTCATAAATATATTTTCTTGAGCATCTTTACCAGTCTTTGACTGTATGCCTAGCAGCTTGTCTTTTACCTGAGTGCCTTCATCTACAAGTATTGATGCCGATATATTTGTATATCCAGAACGTCTACACTTTGTATACATCTGACCTATACAGCGAGGGTCAGCTTCACATGCAGCAAAATGAATAAATAACTTTCTTTGAAAGTCTAAATAATGTGCATATCCAATATCCATCTTGCTCCACTGGAGCATCATATAGTGTCTCCCTGTAATGTAGACAGGCTTACCCTTATTGTAAAACCATAGACCATTATGCCTACGTTGAAACTCTTTTTCGATATACGGAGAAAATTTCTTTTTGAATTCACTGGGCATTTCATACCACTCATCCATAGAGCGAATCCTCTGCAATTCTTCGGGCACAGGAATTCTTTTCCACATTTGCAAAGACTGCTTCCTGCCATTAAAGAGGATTTCTTTTTTAGGGGGTAGTTTGGGAAGCTGAATATTAATCCCACCGATTTCGATGACCTCACCATCTGTATCATTGGGACATATGTTGACAACATATTCTTCATAATCTTTTATTTGTTTCAGCCCTGCCATTTATCTAAAAATCCCAATAAATAAAAATCTGTTTATTTTGAAAATCTTTCTGCGAATCCTCCTGAGTAATCTTTGTCTTCTTTGATTCCTCCTGTTTGTTTAAGTTCTTTGACCATTTGTTCAAGTCTTTGATATTCGATAAGAAGTTCTTTGGCATCAGTAGCTGTTTGTTTTATACTTTGTAATTCTGCTTTACGTTGAGAGCCAGATAGCTCTGCATCCACAGGCTTTCTAATCTCATCAATCATATTATTGATTGCAACTTCCATCGAAGATAACAATCTACTTGATGCATTTATAGTAGTAAACTTAGTCTTCTTTGACATAAACAAGTTCTGTTGCTCTCATTCTAAAAACCTTACCACCATTAGATAGATGCATTAAGTAATCAGAATTTTTTGTGTAACCTACAATATCTCCAGATTTAGCTCCAATCCATTCAAAGTCTTTTGGAATATTAAGAAGCTCTCCCTCAGTGGGAGGCTCTGGTTTATGTTCTATCAATACTAGACCACTGTCGGTTTCTTTTAAAGAGTGGTCTTCCTCTGGAACAGATACAAAGCACCAATCACTAAGCATGGATATGTTCCCTTTTTTGTCCTCAATGGCTATAGAATGATTTGAATAACCACCATCAGGATAATAGTCTACTAAAAACAAATTGTCACCTATGTCGAATCTTTTTTCTAAAACAACATGATGATGAAAGTATAGGGTGTCCCCTATACAGTCTTTGCCTTTGTAGGTTGTTGGATAACCTACAATTTCGCCATAGTTTATTCTATGCTCAAATTCTTTAAACTTGTTTACTAAATGCAGCTTACCTCCAGCAAAGTCTATTTCATCTTTAAACTTTTTAGGCAGCTTAATTAAAAACTGATTTATTGGTTTCATTTTAATTTATTTTCTATTTAAATATCTTTTAAGAACTGAGTTGGTTTCTTTTCTTCTTTGCTTATAATCTTCAAAGCTTTCCCCCTCAAATCTTTTATTACTCATTGAGCCGTACCATTTTTCTTTTAACTTATCCTTAGACATCTAATCAAATTTTAAATCATACTCTAAAATGCAAGGCATATCGTCTATGCTTTTCCATAGCATAGTACCTTCTTCATTTTCTATATAAATAAGATATCTGTTTTTGCCATGCTTGTATAACATGGATTCATCTTGAATGATAGATACTACTTTGCCTGCTCCTGCACGCATTCCTACATAGTAAGCCATCGCATCTTTTGGGTCTCGCCCAATAACAATCTTTCTAATCATTTTATTTAATTTAGTACACCAGATAGGAGTCGAACCTATAGCCGACAGCTTAGAAGGCTGTTGCTCTATCCATTGAGCTACTGGTGCTTATTTAATTAACGTCTCCGTCTCTTCTTCCAAAGTTAATCCAATATTCTATATTGGATGTATCTTTTTTTTCTTCTTGCTCTATTCTATATGTTTCAGAACAATAAAATAAAAGCTCGTCTAGCTCATCTTCATCGTCTACAGCCATTGATGATAGCAAACTCATGTTAGCCCTTTGCACTCCTTCATCATCTACATAAGAATTTTTTATATCTATAAATCCAGCAGCAAAGCATGCTATAAACTCATTCTCAAGACCATGTTTTAAAACAGTTTGATTTATTTTTTGAATAAGTTTAGTAATTTCCTTTATACATTCCTCTTGACGTTTAGTCATTATTTATGTTAATTTAGTAACTGTGAATGTAGATGTTGTAAGTAATGATGCTGCGCTTCCTCTTTTTATCTGATAAAATAATGATGTGTTGGCTGCTACATATTGAATGTAAGAAAAACTAATTGCTGTTAGTCCAGTGGCATCTTTTCTTCTAACTACTTCTTGTATTACTGAATCAGAACTTTCAACAGTTTGATTAAGTGTGATAGAAATATCATTGTCAGCACCACCACTTGAATTAACGAAAAAGTTTACATCTATTTTTACAATACCAGCAGAACCTACAACTACCTTGTTTGAACTAAGTGCTAATACACCATCAGGGTCTACCTCGTATGAACCAGTAGCTGATGTATTAGATATTGATGCTTGAGTGACCGTTGCAAAAGATGAGGTCATGTCATATGCAGCAGAAGGTCTTAATGACATAAACGGTGGAACAGTTATACCAGACTGAGCAATAGTAACTGACTGTGCACCAGCATCTGTTGTTAAAGCTATTCCAGTTCCTGCTACAAGAGTGAGAGTATCGTTTGATACATCAGCAACGACATCACTTTGAGTAGAAACAGAAATAGTTTGAAATTTATTTACAGAGGTAGAAGAAAATGCTCCAGAATCTAATTCACGAGACACAACCACTCCGCTACCATTTACAAGTAAGGCAGTAAGTTCAGAGTCATCATTAGATGGTTGATTGCTTGATTCAAACTTAAGAGCTCCAGCTACCTCTACTGTATCTGTAGAAAGTTTTAAGGCTGTTGTTACTCCATTACCAGTTTCTATAGCTACCTCAGTAGTAGATAGTGTAGCTGTAGCATCTGCTGTTTTAAGTAATCCTTTGAAGGTATTTTTCGGTTGAGTATTTTCTAAAGTTGCCATTTAAGTATCTTTGTTTTAATATACAAATTTAATAAAAATGAAGAAGCGAACAAGAAAAGGCATGTTTCGTGATTTCAAGATGCGTAAACAAGAATGGCTGAATAATGGCTATCTTAAATACGCTAGGCTAGCCACAAGAGATATAACTGGTAATTATGATGTTCTAGAAAAAGAACTCAACTTTATGTTGTTTGCATATGACTATGAGTTTTTTACCATAGACCACATGTCTGAATCTTACTTTTACAATAAGCTTAAGATACAGCAGAGAATAATATACCCTCTGCAAAACAAAGGGTACATATATAAATACTACGACAAGCTATCTCCAAACTCTTATGAAGATGCAATATTTGATGAAAGCAAGATGAGGTATAGAGTACGGTATGCCTTGACACAAAAGGCAAGGCTACTAGTACAAAAATACTACCGCAAGCTAGAAGGTAAAGAACAGATTAATGTTCCTTCTTAACCTTTGCTGTGAGCTTCTCTGATTTCAAATGGTGCTTCTAGCATCGCTCCTTTATGTGGAACAAACTTATCACCATGAGCCATTAGGTAGAAACGACCACCCTCATCCATCCAGTGATGACCTTTAGGTGCAGGAATCATAACTTTGTCTACGACCTTTCCACCTTTTCTAAATCTCTTTTTTTCTAGCTTTCCGCCAGCCATCATCATAGGCATGTCTTTTTTTAGCATACCTCCGCCTCTCATCATTTTGTTTTTCTTGACAGGCTTCATTCCTCCATGATACATAATCAATCTTTTTTTCTGGTTCTTTTTAAAAATGCTTTAGCAGCTTTAAATATAGCTGCTTGTCTTGGTTTCCCTCCAAATCTAGAGCGTTGCTCCGCCACAGTAAGTATCTGAATCTTTCTAGCATATGGCTTTCTAATTCTCTTTACTTTTGCAACAGTTGCTTTCGCATCTTCTACAGTAGCATATTTTATACTAACTGTATCTTTAGGATTTTCATCCGTATACAATCTTCTTCCGCTACCCTTCGGCTTTTTACCTGTTCCAACTTTAGGGTCTCGTTTAGCTTTCATGTATTATTTTTCTTCTTCATCAGGAATCATCATACCCATTGCAGCCTCTCCGTATTTTTTCTTAAGAGCCTTCAATAAAGCACGACCTCCATCTTCGTAAACTTTGCCACCCATTCTATATGCTGGCATTTTGTTTTTCTTCTTTTTCTTCTTTGTATGATACATAATGAAAATATTTCTATGCAAAGTTAATTATTTATTTGACTTATTATAAGCTTTAAAAGACTCATCAAATGCTTTATAATCCGTTGAAGCTCCTCCAGCATGATGATATTTACCCCAGAAGTCTCTGATAGACTGTGTTCCTTTAGATATTTTACCTAAATCAGCTTTCGGATGTTGTAAATAGTTTCCTAGAAAAGCAACTCTTTGTTGATTTGGGGTAAGAGTGCTCATATCAATGCTTTTCTTTTTATATGCTTCATCCAACCAGCTAGGAATATCAATGCCTGCATCTTTAAACTCTCTATATGTTCTATTGATAGCTGTTATTCCCCCTGCTTTTTCTCCAGCTTCAAACATAAATAGCCCTCTACCTACTCCTGATTTTTCTAACTTGCCTGTTTTTGGATTTGTAACTAACTGTACAGCATCTGGACTCATTCTTTGCTGAGAACCTGTCTCATGATATGCAATGGCATTCATTAAGTTCTCATAATCGGAAGCTGTTCCTCCTTTCTTAGAGATTAGGTGTTTCATTACTGAAGAATATCCACTGTCATCCTTTTTTACAGCTTTTACTTTTCCACCCTTCTCTAACTTATTGTCATCTCTCATGGAAAGAGCAATGGCAACAGCCTGCTTTTGAGGATATCCCTCTTTAATAAGTAGTCTTATCTTCTTGGAAACCTTGCCTCCTTTATTATACTTCTTCAGTGCTCTCATGAAAGCAAAAATAACAAATAAAAAGGATAGTAAACAGAACCTATAAGTACGAAATGTAAGTGCAGACTGCACCGCCATTCGACTTCTTTGCGTTTTTTATAGTTTTGATGTTTGGCGGAAGTCTCTAAAGGACTCCGCCTTCTGACTAAGCAAAGTTACGACTTTTTTTTGACTAAATCAATAGGTATAAATACTTAGTATAGTGTATTTAAAATACAGCATCCCTTTGTTTATAGGCATTTACAGAATAGGTATAAATACCTAGTGGGTAATGCTCGGAAGATTCGTGCATTTTTTTGAGAAATGTATAGGGTGGGGATTATATATGTATATACACGTGTGCGCACACGATGCCAAATGCGTTTTGCGACCCTAGCCCCTCTAGTACTTTAGTACTAGCTGCAAAAATTCTAGCTTTTTGTACTCAGTAGCCCCTAGTATTTTAATACTAGATGATGGCGGTCAATCAAGACTTGTCCCACAGGGCAACGAGTCAATCCCTCCCCCGCAATCATGCACGTAGGTATATACACCTAGCGTGGGTATGCACTTACGCCATGCTCGTGTCGTGCTTGGGTGATGCCCCTCATGTACGCATGTCATGTGTACGGGTCACTTGGGCGCACGGGATAATG